TGATAAAGTTGATAGAACGATTTGGCTTAACGAAGATATCAGCAACGAATTCGTTACGATCGATAACTTCACCTGTGTTGTTAGACTCATCGCACTTAACAACGAAATCAGTAATACCACGACGACCTTGGACATCACGGAGGAATGGCTCGACTAAGTTCTTAAACTGTGCACGAGTAAATCCATCGTTGAATTCGAACAACTGGAATTTTGCAGCAGTGGCAATCGCTTTTTCCATAACAATGAATAGGCGACGAACATTAATACGATCAAACGCACTTGGTTTAGCCAAGAGAGTCTTATCACCAAACATGACAGTACCTTCTCCTGGGAATGTAACAACAGGATTGACACCAGACTTGTAAAGCATATCTCTTTGTGTTTTGCTTGGATTGAATGCCAACTTAACAACATTCTTAATTTGACCACGATTTAAACCACCTGGAGAGAACCATGGATCATTAGTGTAATCAGTACGAGCACATAAACCAGCAATGTCACCATTCAATGGAACATAACGATATTGGTCATTGTAACGATCATATTGATACTTGTAACCAGAATCAAGAACTGCATAAGAAGTAGATGGCAATGCATCACGGTATGCAATAATTGCGTTCTGTTCAGTAGAAGTAGAACCAATGATTGGATCGGCAGTAGAAGTATTTTGTGGAGATACAAACGCTACGCAATCTAAACGAGTTTCGCAGATGTTATTGATAATGTATGTAGCTGTTGCAGCAGTTGCTTTACCAGCCATAATTAAACTAATATCATACTGTTCAGCATTAGCAAACAAATTAAATGCAGATTGTAACTCACCATCAGTTGGTACAAAATCATCAGTACCGCCAGATAAAGAAATTGCAAGAGGTGCGTTCAATAATTTGAAACTTGCAGTAGCTGCAGCAGAACCCCAGTTAGTAGTACCAGAAACAGTAGTAGGATGATCCATCCACCAGATGTACTCTGAACGAGCATTCAATACATTTTTGTAGTAGTTATTAGTGCCATCAGGTTTCTTAGCATCAGATGCTTTAGAAACATAAGCAAATTTTTCTAAGATAGTATTTTGTGCACCAGAGATTGCACCATCTTCGTCAATAACGATAATGTGCATTTCATCACCAGATCCACCAACGCTAGTAGCGTATGTAGAAGTTCCTGGAGCAGAATCAAATTCTGCTTTGTATGTCCAAGTGCTAAAACCAGCAGAGTCACATACAGCAACTTTTAATGAGTTGCCAAGAGTACCTGGATATTTTGCAGCAAAAGAACCAACAATACCAGCACCATTGCCAAAACTAGTGTTGTATGTTTCACCATTAATAATTTTTAAACCAGCCACTGAAATTGTGCTACTTAATGTAGCAGTAGTTCCAGATGGTGGAGCAGCAACAGTAATTGTTGGAACAGTTGAATAACCAGAACCAGGAGTAGTAATTGTTGCTGCAGTAATAGTTGAAGAGGCTATAGTAACAGAACCAGCAACAGCAGTACCTGTTGAGAAAGTAGCAGTTACAGTACCTTTGTATCCAGCACCACCAGAAGAAACAGTAACAGAAGCCACTGATTGATTAGATGTGTTAGATAATGTTAAACCAGTTGTAGTACCAGCAGTAGTAACAATGGCAACATCAGCAGTAGTAGTTAAAGTAAATCCTGTTACAGAAGAACCGCTACCAGTAATAGCAGAAACTTTGTATGTAGTTGGAGTTGAGTAACCAGTAATAGTGGCAGTACCACTAATTGTACCAGAAATAGTGATCAAATCGCCAACAGCAATATTTGCAGCAGTACAAGTGAATTGACCACCAGTGCCAGAAACAGCAGAACCACTAATACTAGCAGAAGTCATTACTGCAGTAAATGTAGCACCAGTACCACCGCTTGGTGCAGAAATAGTTACTGAAGGAGCAGAACTATATCGTGAACCACCAGAAGAAACTGCAACCGCAGTAATTTCACCACCAGAAAGAGTTACTGTGACAGCAGCTTGTACACCACCATCAATGTCAGGAGCACCGACTGTAACAGCAGGTGCTGCAGCAGTAGAAGAATAACCAGAACCTGCAGCTAGCACAGAAACAGTACCAAGACCGCCAGTTGTAGTAGCAACCGCATTCAAAGATCCAGCGTCTGCACGAACTAGTAATAGATTGTTTGTATAAGATAGGAAGTTCGCAGCTGTGAAAAAAGATTGGAAATTGCTATCGTTTGGCTTACCGAAGCGACGAACTAAATCGTTCTCCGAGCTAACTGTCACAGGCTCCAATACTGGACCCCATGGAAATACCCCAGCAAAAGCACCAATAGATGATGATACTGCTGGAACGATAGAAGTGAAATCTTTTTCTACGACTGCAACGCCTGGAGATAATTGGAACGGCATTGTGTTTCTCCTTGTTAATAAGTTTACCTAGACAATTTCATGTCTACATTTTATTTAGTTTTTACACGATTTCTAGAAGTTTAATGGAGCCTTCTCTGGCTTACCATCTTCATAGAACCCGAATGGTGTTAATTCTTCTTCGATCGCTTGCATTTGCTTAGCGTACATAATGTTTCGTAGATTAACATTATTTAGGTCTTTAAAATAACTGTTAGTTGTAAGCCATCCGAACAGTACCAGAGGCATTACCAAGTCATCGTGATAACCTTCGTCAGCTTCATAAGATCCTTTTTTCTCGATAAAGGTCGAGATTTCAGAGATCGTATCAGCGTCATTTATAATAAGTTTGTTTTCCTCAACGAGTGCTTTGAAATTATGACACCCAATTCGTTTGATCTTTTTATCGGTATTGACACCCAACTGTGTTTTACCGCCACCAAAACCACCAGAAACTGTTTGTCCCATGGCATGTCTTGTAACCATCAATATATTTTCATATTCCATTTCAGAATATAGGATGTGAGCAACCTGTTCTGAGATGTTAATTTCCAATAATACAAATGCTTGGTTATACTCGTTTCCAATTTTGTAAATTACATTGGGATAGAGCAACGGACTGATTTCATTATTACGATACTTCGCAACGATTCGGTAAGGAACCTCTGTAATATCAATAACTTGGAAAGCTGAATAATCCCCACCAACACCTTTAGCCACATCACAGACCATACAATAAGTATGACCAGCTTGTGGGTTTACATATACATCCAAACCATCTTTCTGGTGGACGATAGTATCTGGACTCATTCTAGAAATAGCATCTGCTCTAACTAGAGTGAGAGAAGAACCCAAGAAGTTACAAAGAACCTCTTGAGTAAATTTAAGTTCGCCAAGCTGTGCCTTTTGTTCTGCAGCCCATGCTTCATCACGACCTGGAATTTCCCAGTATGGTATGAATAGATTAACGAATCCATTTCTACCTTTTTCAGCATCTGTCCAAAACTTCCAGAAATGGTTATAACCCAGCGGAGTTGATGACAGTAGAATCTTAGTAGTCTGACCAGCGGAAATCGTAGGGTAAACTGAAGTAAAGAATTCTTCTGCCACATTGTTTGGAATAATTGCTGCTTCGTCAACATACAACATGTTTACGGATTTACCACGAATACCAGACTTACCTGTTGCAGCAGTAAATACCTTTGAACCATTTTCTAGTTCAATGTCACCTTTGTTCCAAGTAGTGACCCCTTGTTGCATCCACTTTGGTAGCAACTCATACATTGTTTGATAACGATCTAAAACTTCTCTTGCAGCAGTCGCTTTGTTCGCAAGGATAGCCACAGTTTTGTTGGCTTGGAAAATCGTGTACCAAAGAATGTAGGCTGCAGAGGTAGTTGTCTTACCTTGCTGACGACCTTCCATAAGAATCACACGACGATTATTATGGATTACATTTACTTTGTTCTTTTGGCAATCATAAAGTTTAAAGAGTTTTAAACCATGATCCAGCGTAACAATATAGCAGTAGTTCTCGATAAAGTATATCGGATCTGCCGCACACTTCATGTACTCTTTTACATCTTCAGGTGTAAAGTCAACAGTAACTCCAGCTGCTTTAAGATTGGAGTTTGAATTATATACTTGTGCCATAATTAAAATCCGTCCAGCCAGCTCTCCGTATTGACAGTTGCAGTAGTGACATCACCATCTGCAGTATAAATTCGATTTGGATTACTAAAGTCTTCGTTCTCGCCAACCTTAGCATTAACCTCTTGAATAACATTTCTACCAGAGATTGGTCCAAATAGATTTATTTTCATTTGGAAGTTAAGACTATGTGTGACAAATCTACGAGTTTGAAAATCTCCATCGTAGTCGTCTTGAACTGATACGCTATTTAAAACAATCGGCACATCAATTTTAACATTCATGTCTGGTACAACATTAATTGATAATGTATACTCAGGTGTAAATGTAGGAAGGATTTGCTCGATGATTTGTAGACCATCCTCTTGAGTTTTTGTGAGGATGTATAAAGAAAGATCTAAGTTATATGGAACAGGAGTATACATGGTTGATACTGCACCAGTACCATCACCACACTTCAACTGTTGCATACGATTCACTTTTCGTTGAGGGTCGTAGTTGTATCCAATAATCTCAAACGACATTCTTGGAAGAGTAGTATACACATTTTGCGTCAAATCTGGATCTTGTTCTAAACGAACTAACCATTTTTCTTTTGGTGCATATGCAAGAGGAACTTGTAGTCGCTGCACTGTAGTTCCAGTAACAGAGTCACCTTGTTTGCGATCAATATAGATGTCACTGAATAGTGAACCGAATCCTACAATGCACTTGCGGATTATTCCGTGATAGTATACATTACTGTTTAACATTATGGATTATTCTCTATATCAATTTCACCGAATGGGTTTGTTACGCTAAACAATACATCCTGTGCTTGTGTTTTAAATTTATTATTATCACCAAACGATTCTGGTTTATCAATATTAATATCGATAGAAGCAGTTGCTAGTGCGCCAGTTCCGCCACCACCTGTTATAGCAACAACAGGAGCAACTTGATATGCAGTTCCTGGATTTGTTATATCAATACGAATAATCTTATTAGCAGTAGCACCAGTTCCACGAACAGCAGTGGCTGCAGCATCACGACCAGAGGCACTAGTAAATGTAACTGTTGGAACAGAAGTGTATCCAGAACCTTGATTTGTTACAGTGATAGAAGTTACCTCGCCAGCTGGAGATCTAGTAGTATTAGTTGTAAATGTCTTGAGAGTTTCAAATGCATCAATCTCAGAAATACCAGTATCAATCTTCTCAGAAGCATACTGGAACAATTCAACTTGTAACTTAAACACATATAGTTTACCAAGTTGATAGAATGGATCTTGGTGTTTGACGAATTTAATCTCAAACAAACCTTTAGTTAATGGAAAGTAAATTAAGTCACCCTCGCATGGACGAGTAGGAATAATTGTTTGACCATAACGACCCACTAGCTGATCCCATCTACGACGAGCAACTACCAATGTAGCTGACTGTTCCATCATAAGACCAAACTTCTGAATAAATGCACCTTGTCCGTCAAGAGAATCTACATTCTCAAAGTACATTTCAATAGGGAATGAAGATGTAAATTTTGATAGACGATCTTCACCAAGAATTTCATCTTTAGAAACTAATGTTCTTGGGATGTACATAAACTCATTACCGTAAATCTTAAGAGATTCGATAATAAGATCCTCAATTAGGTACTGTTCGTTTTTAGTACCATGAGTAAAATAAACATTAGTAGGCATCTATTATCCCATGAAAAAATCTAGGGGTGCTGACTTATTCTGTAATTCGTCTTCTAGTTCTTTAATTTCTGTAGTGGCTTCGTCATATAGTTTATCACCATCCAGAGTTACACCACCTGGAAGTTGAATGCCAGAGAATTTCTTAATGTTAGTTGCCCATTGTTTCTTAAACAATGCAGTAACATAGTGCTTCAACCATGGCTCGTTGTATACTTTAGACCATGTTGTTGGATCCATTGCACGATAAGATTGAACGATAATATGATCACCGAGAATAAAATCTGTTTGCCAGTTAGCGTCTAGGTATAAACGACCATTCAAACGATTAAATCTAAATCCTTGATGACCATTTAACTCTAAATCTAATAGAGCCAAGTGTGACATAACTGTTTTGTAGTAGATTAAAGAAGTAGATGTTAAGTCATACAAGTCATTTAATCTTAATTGATATTGCAAGTCGAAAATGTTCTTTGAAGAAGATGCTTGACCCATACTTAGAATCTTTGTAACACCCCAAACATAATCAGGAACTTCAACATAACGATTGTCATATTCACGAAGTGTAATAGAAGATAATGTTGCGTTGTGTCCTGCAGAACCAGTGATTGCTTCGCCAGCTGTAAAAGTTCCAGTAACATTTCTAACTAACAATAAAGTGCCAGAAGAAACTCTAGTGGATTCTCTGCAAACTTCAGCAGTTGCACCAGAGGTCGCTCCAGTAATTCTTTCTGCTAAGTCAAAATTTGCAGCAACAGAAGTAGTAAGAACAATCTCAGAAGCACGAATCTGTTGTTTAAGATAAATCTGTTCTACACCTTCATAGTGGTATAGTTTCCAGTAGTCTAATGCTTCATCAATGCGGTCTTCGATTTGATCATCGTCCACATTAATCTCGAGCACTGGAGCACCCAATGCTCTTAACGCATATTCTTTTAATCCAGATCTTGTTGAGACAGCCATTTTAGTTACCTAACTTTGCTTTAAGTTCTTCGATTTGTTTTTGTTGTTCTTTGATTGCTTCAACTAATAGTGGAATAACTCGTTCATAATGAATAGTTAAATATTGAGCATCAATTGGAGCAGGAACCACTACCTCTGGTAGAACTGATTGAACTTGTTGAGCAGACAAACCAACTTCTTTTCTAGAAGCATCGTAACCCAATGCTACTGCAGTTTCGTTTGCATGATAGTGAAAACCATCAAGAGAAAGAACTTTATCAAGAGCATTCTGAATAATTCCAGTACGAGTTTTTAGACGATCATCAGAATAGTAAGCAGTGATTGCATTTGTTGCACGAATCTCACCAGAGGTTCCTGATGCAGCAGTGCCAACACCGAAAGAACCAAACTGTACACTAGAGGCAGTACTGCCTGTAGATAGTATCGTTCCAGTATGATCAGGGAATGTAAATGTTCTATCTGCACTTAATGTAGCTGGCGTAAGAATTACTTCCCAGTTACCAGTACCACCTGCACGACCACGAATCTCAATACCATCTTGAGTAGATGCAGCACGAACAAGTGTACCACCACCAGTTAAAGTTAAAGATGTACCAGTTGCAGCACCAATAACTGGAGTAACTAAGGTTGGTGTATTAGCAAACACTAAAGCACCAGTGCCTGTTTCATCTGTAATAGCAGAGATAAGGTTAGCTGAAGATGGAGTTGCCAAGAATGTAGCTACACCACTACCAAGTCCAGAAATACCAGTGGCAACTGGTAGACCAGTACAGCTAGTCAATGTTCCAGAAGATGGAGTTCCTAATACTGGAGTTGTAAAGGTTGGACTAGTTAAAGTTTTATTAGTAAGTGTTTCAGCACCAGCTAAAGTTGCTAGAGTACCAGTAGTTGGTAATGTGACATTGGTAGAACCAGAAGTAGTTAAAGTTAAACTATGACCACCAGAAGTAATTAAACTTCCACCATTTGAAATTGTCAAAGTAGCGGATGAAGCTGGTTCAGTAATCGTAACTTTGTTTACTGCAGTAACTTTAATTGAATCGTAAGTGGCACCAGTAAAGTCTACTGTAGTACCAGCAGTTGGAGCGTTTGTTGGAGCACTAAAGAATTTCCAAACACCATCAGTGGCATCTTTAACCATACCTGCGTATTTTAAAGTAGTCGCAGTATACTCACCAATCAAACCAATATCTAAAGCATTACCACTATTATTATCTGCAAGATAAACAACAGAATCATTAACTGTTAATGTATTAGATGAATTGGTTGTTGTTGTTCCTTGAACAGTTAAGTTACCAGAGATAATAACATTTTTCTGGAAGGTTGCTGTTGCACCAGTAGCACCAGAACCAATAGTCATTGTGGTTGCTGCGCCACCAATATTTAATGTAGTAGCAGTTGTATTTAATAGATTAAATGTAGTAGCAGAAGTGGTAATATCACCACCATTAACTGCTAAGTCGCCAGTATTAGTTTGATTGCCTGTTAATGCAAGAGTTCCAGAAAGAGTAGTATTACCTGTTACAGCAAGAGTTCCAGCAATAGCAGTATTACCAGTTGTATCAGCAACTGTAAATGCATTAGTATCAACTGCAATACCACCATTGGCATTAAGAGCACCAGTTAGCGTGGTTACACCAGTAACTGCTAAAGTAGTGCTAGCAGTAATTGCCTTTGCTGCTAATGTAGTATTTGCTACAGTTAAAGTTCCAGTCGATGCACCTAAGTTTAATGCAGTTGCAGCACCAAAAGCATTAACAGTAGTAGAAGTAGTATTCCATAAATTGACAGTAGTCTGACTACCAACAACAGTTGGATTGTTTAGTGTTAATGTGCCTGATGTAGCACCAACTGCGATAGTTGTTCCACCACCAAACGCATTAACAGTAGTAGCAGTTGCGTTAAACACATTCTGCGTAGTTTGAGTGCCAACTAGAGTACCAGTATAATCTTTAAGATTTGTTCTATTCCACTGACCAACTTGAGTAGCTGCAGTTCCTGCGCCATCTTCGGCATAGAAATCTAAGTCACCATTTGAATTACCAGCAGATGTTTCTGCTTGGATATATGTATAACCATCAACAGACTTAACACCACCAAGAGATGACCATGCACTAGATGAATAACCCTCAAATGTAGATTGAGTAGTATTGTAACGAATCATACCATTTGCTGCTACATATGGTCGTTGAGCAGTAGTTCCAGTTGGTACTTGTAAGAAGCCAAAAGTAGTAATAGAAGTAACAGTACCATTAGTTGGTATTGTTCCACCAGTGACTGTTACAGTGATGCTTGTTCCAGAAACAATGCTTGCAACTAATACACTAGTAGGAGAACCACCGAATAGAGTTCCAGTACCAGCAGTTGCAGTAATATTTTGACCAACCATAATACCAGTAGTTGATGACATACCAGTAATCGTTGCTGTCCATGGACCAGTACCAGTAATACTACCAACTGTTCCGCCACCATGACTTCCATTTGCCATTGTTATAGATCTTACACCAGCAAAAGAAGTTGTAGTATCACCAACCTGTGCTGCAGTACTACCAATAGTTAAAGCAGAAGTAACCCAAGATGGAGCAGTAGAAGCACCAGTAGAACGAAGAATAAATCCTGAATCTCCTGGAGTGATAAAGGCAGTAGTATTAGTATCTTCTTGATAAACCAAATAACCAGCAGAACCACCAGCAATGTTAGTGGCTGTAGTAGCTGTAGTGGCTGTACCAGTTGAAAGAGCAGAGGCATTAACCCAAGTTGGACCAGAAGTACCACCAGAAGTAAGCACTTGCCCAGAAGTACCAGCTAATGACAAAGCCATTGCAGAACCTGTTGTATAAACAATAGCACCTGCTACACCAGTTAAAGCAGCACCAGTTCCGCCATAACCTAAAGCAATAGCATTACCATTCCAAACAGAATTATTACCTAATGTTTTATTGGTAAATGTTTGCGCAGCTGTTAAAGTTGGAACAACTTTACCCCCAGCTGTAGTACCATCGTGGATTCGAAGAGCATACACATCGGTATCGATTGTAAGTTCTCCCTGCGCTCCAGTGAACGCATTGTTCTGAGAAGTTGTTCCTCGTCTAAACTGTACTTGGGTTGCCATTTAAAATTTCCTCTAATTTTGTATATTTATGCTTGCGCTTCTGACCAGAATAAGTTAACACTCACATTGGCTGCAGTTCCATCAATAACAGTAATTGTTCCACCCATAGCACTATGATTCTGACAGATATAATATAAGGTGTTTGGTGCGTCTATATCAACAGTCCAAGTAATCGTACCAACATCATCTCCGTTGTTAGTCACTCCAGTGTTATATGCATCTCCAGTACCAGTTGTTGCAGCAGTTTTAATCCAGAAAGGATGTCCAGAAGCATTTAATGTAAATGTATATGTCTGTCCTCTAACAACTGTAATTGCTGGATCTGCGTATCCATTTAAACGATATGAACTAGTCCCGCTATTTGTAACTTCATATGATGTTATTCCAGTTGGTAATGGTTTAACAACAATTGCCAAAGTATCTGGTCCATCTGGGAAGTTACTATATCCACCGATTGCAGAGTTTGATAATTCTTTTAAAGAAGACAAATCAATCTCAGAAAATCCGTTTGGTTGACCCAATGTTGAAAAAATTTGTTCTCCAGGTTCAGCAGCAAAATTTAAACCTTCTGCAACTTGAGCAAATGAAGGTTGAGATCCTAATGCTGCAGTATTAACAGATTGCCATGTCAATTCATCTGCAGAATCAATATTTCCTGGGTTTAAAATACCATATACTTGAACAGATTGATTAGATTGAACTTGTAATTTTTGTAGTAATAACTGCGATCTATTAACAAGATCACGATCGCCAAGAGTTCCAGAAATAGAATTTGAAACAGATGGAGCAAGTCGAATAGCAAAAATAGTATGAGTATCACCAGTTGGAATCGTTTGATTTAAAGAAGCATAGTTAAAATAATAACCACGATCAGTATCAAAACCGCCATCCATAATATAAGAAGAACCCCAATGGTTTAATGTTGGTGCAGCAGTACAACTAATTAAAATAACAGAAGTGTGTCCATTACCAAAAGAGTGGCTTGCGGCAGTACCACCAGTAAATGTTTTATTAGAACCACCTACAAATAGTTGAAAAGATTCTCCACGACCACAACCAGTTAAAGTATTTGCTCCTGTATTAACACCACTAAAGGTGATACATTCATCTTCAATCATAACAACTCCGCCATTAACTGGGAATCGAGAAACATCTTTAACTGGAATTGTTGTAACTGAACTATTAATTGAAGAAGCCAGTTCTCCAACTACAGATTCATTAATAGTTTGATAACGAACCGCAGAGTTACCCGAACGCATGTATGCTTCATCATTAATATTGTTTTGTTTCATGCGATGGACAAGAATCATATTACCATCAGAACCACGACACATAAAATCAATAAAACCTGCACCATACCATGAGAAAGCAATACCCATCATTTGCATTTTGTTCAAGTTAATATTATAACCAGAAATACCAGTTCCGTCAATTTTATCAAAGTTAAATTCAGATTGCGCTACACGAGTATCGAGCGTTAATGCTAATTTAATTCCAGCTGATGAATTGACTCCACGATACGCAGGGTTAATAGTCATATTATTATCATCTTCGATAGAACCTACCATGTATGTCATACCACGAATAACAATTCTATCACTAACTTTTAATTGTTGAGTGAAACGACCAGAAGTTGCTGTAACTGTTTGCGAACCTGGAGTTACATTACAAAAACCAGAGATTTGATAAGTTGAAGATCGTTTAACAACAGCAAGTTCTTTACCATCAAATTCCCAGAATAATCCGTTTTGATCATCAAATGCTCCCATACGAACAGAAGCACCATGCCAATTTTTAAGAGTTACACGAGGAAGATTAGTAATAATGGCAGTCGTAGCACCAAGAGATTCAGCAGCAACTACAGTAAATGTATTTTCACTTGTAATAGTATTAACACCATATGTTCCATTATATCCAGAAGTAACAACACCTGCAATCTCAACAGTGGCACCAACCTGAAGACCATGGTCTAACTCAGTCGTTACTGTAATAAGAGAACCAGCAGTAGTCGCTGCAGCAGAAATTTGGTCAAGGTTCATAACAGGGTTAAACAAAACACCTGAAGTCCAAAGAACACCTTTACCCGACTGATAACGCATATATTTTTTAGTTTGACGAGAAACTGATGCACCATGTGATGGCAAAAAATTACCTAGTTGAACACCACCATCAAAAGGTCTGTGTAAAACAAATGCATCAGAACGAGTATACATTGAAAGTTCTATTCCTGCATTTGCTACTGCACCACCAACACGAGCCGTAAATGTTAGTGTAGTTGCTGATGGAACTGTTTCTGCAAAAAAGTTACCAGTCAATAGTGCATGATTGGTACCAGAAGAATTAACAAGACCAACTAATGGAGCACCTGGAACTAGTCCATGATTATCAAAACATGTTATTGTAATAACTGAAGGGTTGGCTCCGTTACTAGTAACTGAAGCGATTGGAAGACCAGATCCTCTATAAAAACCACCACGACGACCATAGGTTGATCCACCTTTAATTGATAATCCAGAAGAGCCAACAATACCTTTAGCAAAATATGTAAAAGAAGTTGATGATGGAACTGAGTTAATAATAAATGCTCCTTCAGCTCGAGCATAGTTACTAGCACCAGCTAAACCATACATAATAACTGGATTTCCTACAATCAATCCATGTGGTGCGGTAGTAGTAACAGTAATGGTTGAAGGTGACGCACCATTGGTAACAACATCATCAAGGAATAAGTCTAATCCTGGTTTTTCAAAAATTCCTGGAATGTTTCTAATTTCTGTATAGTTCTGCCACTTGGTTGGTTGTAATCCATATTCAAAGTCAGCATCAATTAATGACTGTGGATTGGCGACACGCATTCTTTCAATAGCGTCAACACCCATAGCGTATGGACGAACAATATTACCAATATTTTTAGGAGCATCAGTGTAAATGGCAATTTTATCATTTGCCGACATTGTTGATGTATCATATGTAAATGTTACAGTAGTTACACCTTCTTGCTCAGAGAAAAACCCAGCATCTTCAGTAGCGTCAAATGTAACAGTACCACCACGAGTCGGATCACCAATAGCGTAAATATTATTTTGTGTAGTTTTATTTGCAATAATCAACAGTTGAGTTGCATCACACTTTCCAGGGAATTTTACATATCCTGCGTTAGCAACATCTGGAGAGAAAGTATATTTTTCAACTAATTGGCGAGCCATTTTATTCCTTTAGAATCCAAAAATAATCGAGTAGCCGATATAGTCAGCTTTAACCGATTGGTCAATATTATTTAATGAGACGATACCATCAAGTCTTAATAGACCCATATCGTAAATCTGAGCAGCAACATCGGTAATTAATCCAAGATCTTCTTCTGCAGATACAACTAAATCTGTGACAGATCCTAAGTCTGATTGTGCATTAGTGGCAAATACCGCAGAAGTGATATTTGCATCATTATCAGCATTAATCCAAGTTGAACCAGTCCATGTAAGAACTTGACCAGATGTTGCAGAACTAATTACAACATCTGTTAAACTATCTAGCGTAGAAACATCACGAGTAACCCACTGAAGACCAGAACCAGTAGAAGCTAATAACTGACCATTAGTACCTGCGCTTGGTGTAGTGCCAACAGTCAGTGTACCAGTAATAGTTGGACTTGACATCGATGGCGATGTCAAAACTGGGCTAGTTAAAGTTTTATTTGTTAGTGTTTGAGTACCATTGAGTATAACAATACTACTAGGTGCAACGATATCCGTTAGTAAAGTAGTTGCCATTTATTATGCTCCCCTAACCATACAGCCATTAAACCAAGTAATGTTTGGACTATTAACTGCTGTAACAGTTCTATCCGCACCAGATCCTTGTTGGACATATATTTCAAAGTAATCCGTAGATCCATTAGCATATACTAACGAACTAACTTGCATAGCCCAAAAATTTGATGCTATTTGTGTTCCACTTTGATTAGTGCCACGCTTGTATTCTGATCCGTTTTTCCAAATCACAATCATCATTTCACCAGTACCAGTTGTTCCATCTAAACGAACTTCAGCATTTAGTTGATAATAGCCTGCAACTGTTGGTGTAAATCGTGAGTTGGCATAGTTGCTGTTGGTATCAAATTCTTCAGTTTGAAATAAAACTTTTTGTTGACTGCCTGATGTTATAGTTTGTAAAGTATTAGTCGCATAAGCACTAAACGCTGGTCCATCTATACCTAGAGTACCGCTAGTTGGTAGTGTTACAGTAGTAGTGCCAGTGGTAGTCAGCGTAGTAGCATAAGCACCAGAGGTAGTTAAGTTGCCACCAAGTGTAATTGTTTTACCAGAATTATTTACACCAGTACCACCATATTGACCAGTAATTGCAGTACCATTCCAGACACCAGTAGCAATAGTACCAACAGAAGTCAAACTAGAAGCAGTAACACCAGATGCTAAAGTGTTTCCAGTTAATGTGCCAGCTGCAGCTGTGACTGTTCCGCTACTACCTAGTGAAATACTTGTTCCATTGACAGTCACAGAACTGTTTGTTAGTGACGCATTAGCGATATTTGATAGTGTATTAGAAGAACCACTAATAGTTTTATTTGTAAAGGTTGTGGTGCTCGAAGCTGTAAAAGTTCCATCTCCACCATTAGCACCAACTTGAGTATAAACTTCCCAAGTAGATCCGTCATATACAAATGTGACTGAAACACCTTCAATATTCAATGAAAGGTTTTCAGCGATATCTGCAATAGTAGAGGAATTGCGACCAACTGTAAGAGCAGTCGTTTGGAAACTTGCACCATCAGCAATAACTACCCAATCACCAGATACTGGAGATGCAGGTAGGGTGATAGTGAATGCACCACCAGAAGTGTCAGCGATATATGACTGACGAGATACTGCAGTGGTATTCCCAGTTACACGAGTGTAAGAAAGAAGGTTCGTATTTGTTGCAACACGAACAACTGATTCTGTTGAAGAAACATTTCGTTTGAAGAATAGGTTACCATCGTATGTGTTTAATGCTAACTCTCCAAGCGCAAGATCGCTTGTAGTTGGAGTTTTACCTTGAACGGCACTTCGTTTAAGAACAACTGTGTTAGACATTATAACCTATTCTATGTAGAATTAAAACAACCAGTATATACTGGGGTGGGAATTTCACCCACCATGTATTTAGCTCAATTAGTAAGTGCCACCATCAATCTGGAATCCATCCAGAGTTGAAGTTGCTGCACCAGCACCAGTAATATTAGTACCAATATACATTGCTTTAGCAACAGATAAACCACCAGTCAATACAACAGCAGCAGTTCCAACAGCAGATGCATCAGTAGAACTAGTAAATGTTACAGCACCAGAAGCAGCAAGTGTTGTAAACGCACCAGTGTTTGCAGTAGAAG